CGCTGCTGTTAGCGGACAGATGGTTTGAGATAACCGGGAAGTGGCGAAAGCAAGCGGGCTCGTGGGATGTTACCGGGAAAGATTTTATTCATTTCAAAGGGTTACAAGGCCCCTGAAAAAGGAATTGCAGGAAAAAGAGTAGCCCGCACTCTGACACATGGTTTGAAAAAACGAGGGTTTGTGCCAGATGATTTGAGTACGATTACGGGGCCGCCGGTCGAGGGCTTGGGTCCGGGTCCAATGCCCCGAAGTCTTTGAATCCTGGAACCGTTTTTCGAAGCTCAGCCAGGAGCTGAGACTGGTCTACGTGCCAGACGGTGCCGTCGGCTAAGCGAGCCGATCTGATGTAGGCAACCGCCGTGTACACAAGCTGCTCCCCGTAACCGATCGTACCGTCTCGGCCTATAGCGCCTGGAGCCAATGGCCTCCAGTTCGCGCTGTCGGTACCGGTGACTGTCCACCGTTCACCCATCATCCGGCGGTTGAAAGCATCGTATTTGAGAATGACGATTTCAAAAGCCACTATGGGCTGGGTACCCGTATTCCGCCAGGTCATGTTGGTCTCGAACCTGGTGCGACGATCAGCGTAGCGATTCTGGAACGAGAACCCGCTTAGCTCGACCGAGGGAAATGAATTCACGATGAAGACGCGCCGGTCCGGGTAGTTCGAGTCCGTGCCTTGAGCGTATACAGCCCCCGTAAAAAAGAGCAGGGCGGCCAGAATAAAAAGTCTCATAAATCCCCCTTTAAATCGGACTTCAGCCGGTTGATGATTAAGCGGGCTACGCCCTCTGTAATTTGACCACTGGCGAGCAATTCCAACAATAACGCGCCCCACTCCGGGGTGTATTGAAACCCCGCCTCCGCCTTGAGGCGCTGAAGTGTGTCGGCAGCGTCACGAATGACACGCTGGGCCTCATAAGCCTTCTCGGGGTTCGGTGACTCCGCCACCAGGTGACGCAGGCCCTCGTTAGATCGATAGAAAGCCGTGCGTTCGTTCTGACGACTCACTATTTGCGCCTGAATGTCCTCGGGCGGCTGATATTCATCCCTAAGACCATCACGACCGCCGCGGCCAGCTACGCGACGGCGTGGCCACCCTAATTTTCGCGCCCTCTCTCTTATGCCCTTGGGTGTCAAAGGCAGCCCGGGCAGCTTGAATCCCGATATTTGGACCGGCGTAAACCAGCCGTGCGAGTTATCGGCCATAACTCACACGTTTGAGAACCTAAAGGGTAACAACTTAAGCACTTGATTTAATTGAAGATGCGAAAAAAAAGCTCGCACGAGCTTGCACGCATCACATATGCTATTGACAACGTTCTGAAAGTTTCTCATACTTCGCGGCATGGATAAAACAAACAACATAATTTCCACCTCAAAAAAACCAGCCCCTCAGGACTGGCACAGAGCTGACATCACCTGCGGCCTCTGGAAGCTGGGCACCAGCATGCAGAAGCTGTCGCGTGAACATGGCTACAAGAGCGGCTCACTGCGGCTCGCTATCACCATGCCGTGGCCGCGCGCCGAGAGGATCATTGCTGAGGCGCTGGGGGTTCAGCCCCACCACATCTGGCCCTCCCGCTACCACCCCGACGGGCGGCCTAAAAGTGGGCGTGGTGAACGAGGACGCGGTCGATACAAGCGGAAGGGTAGCACCGGGCAAGGGGCTGTCAATGTCAAAGACAGTGAGGCCACTTAGACATGGGTCGTGCCGTTGACTCGCACACCGCCGACCTCTTCGACGTTCCGTCAGCGCCGGCGCTGATCGGCGGTAGCCTCGACTACGCCACCGAGCTGCGCTACGCGCTATCGGACGCACTGAAAAAAACTCCGCTCTCCCGGCATGAAATCGCAGCGCGGATGAGCGAGCTGACCGGGCATGACATCAGCAAGTCGATGCTCGACGCCTGGACCGCGGAGAGCAAGGCGGTGTGGCGTTTTCCGTTTGAGTATGCCGCCGCCTTCGAGGCTGCCTGCGAGAGCCACTGCCTGCAGGAACTGCTCGCGCGCAAGCGCGGCACCCGCATTCTGGTGGGAGAGGATGCGCTACTCGCCGAGATGGGAAAAGTCCAGAAGGCAAAGACCGACCTCGCCGAACGTGAAAAAGCACTGCGGCATCGCATGCGGAGGAAGGCATGAGAAGGCCGTTCATCGACCGGCAGCCGAAGGTGGTGCGCGATCTGCTGAACCAGGCGATTGAGCGCGAGGGCTACGCCAATTACGAGAAGCTGGCCAAGGAGTTCAGCCGCTTCGGCAAGGGCTTCACAAAAAGCAGCATCCACCGCCACGCCGTGAAGCTGCAGGCGTTCAAGCAGCGCGCGCGGCTGGAGTCGGAAATCATGACCTCATTCAGCGACGACGCGCGCTGGCTAGTGTCGTGGGCGCAGTCGTATCCGCGCGAAGCCGCGAAGCTCGTGAACAAACTCAAGTCCACTCTGCAGGGCCGTGTCAATGCACAACAACTATAAAAAATCCTACACCGCCGCTGAACTGGTCAAGCTGAAAGTCCCGGGGTATCCAACCTCCGAATACCGACTCAAGCTGCGACTCAACAAGGAGGGTGCCAAGTCGATCGAAGGCCGCTGTCAAGGCGGCCTCCGCGGCATCCGCCGTGAATACCTCTTCGCCAGTCTTCCGACCGTGCTGCAGGTAGCGATACTTACCCATACCAACCCAGGAGCGCCTGATGCTGATCGACGACATGAGCGAAGCGGAACAGTCCCTAGTGATGGAAGCAGAATATCAACTGACGCACCGGCAGGCGCTGGTTCTGATGGCGCTCGCCGTCGGGAGCTACAACCAGACAGCGGTCGGATCAACGGGAGAAAACGACGCGGGCGAAAGCACGCTGATGGCGCTGGGGCTGATCGAACTGATCGACGGAGAGTTGTCCCCGACGGCGCGGGGCAGAGCGACGGCGCAATGGATGCTGGGCTCAATTCTGGATGTGATCTCGCCGAGGCTGACATCGCTGTTGGACGCGTAGTCCTCGACTCTGAAATACAAGCCCGCGCGTCTTGGTATGAAACCCTACCCGAAAAGACCCGCCGCCGCGCCGAGCACAAGCTCGCCGCCGTCTCTGCTTATTACGGCGCGGTAGACGCAGGAGCAACCCCCGGCGCGGCAGCCGAAGCGGTCGAGGCGCGCCTGGGTGTGCCGCCTGCCACGCTGTGGCGGTGGCGCAAAAAAGTGGCCGCGATACCACGCGACGCGTGGCTTTACTTCCTGGGCGAAGATTACGCCGGCCGCACCGCGCGCGCCGAGATGCCCGCCGATGCCTGGGAAATCCTCAAGGCCGACTACCTGCGCCGCGAGCAACCCTCGGCTGCGGCTTGCATCTATCGCCTGGAACGCATGGCCGAAGCACGCGGCTGGGTGCTGCCCGCAAACCGCACACTGCAACGGCGCCTTGAGCAACTGCCGCGCGTCATCAAGGAGCTCAACCGCAAAGGGCCGACCGCTGCCAAGCAGCTCTATCCCGCGCAGCAGCGCTTGAAGGGCACATTGCGCGCGCTGGAGATCATCAACGGCGACGGCTACAAGCATAACGTCTGGGTGCGCTTCCCTGATGGCGAGATCGTCCGCGCCAAGACCTGGGTGTGGCAGGACGTTTACAGCAGCAAGATCATCGCCTGGCGCACCGACAAGAGCGAACACACCGACGTCATCCGCCTCTCGTTCGGCGACCTGGTCGAACGCTACGGCATCCCCGAGCAAGTCACCCTCGACAACACACTCGCCGCCGCCAACAAGACCATGTCCGGCGGCGTGAAGCACCGCTTCCGCTTCAAGGTGCGCGAAGACGAACCGCTCGGTGTCTTCGCCCTGATGAACGTCGATGTGCGCTGGGCCACGCCGGGACACGGCCAGGCCAAGCCCATCGAGCGCGTCTTCGGCATCGGCGGCACCGGCGAATACATCGACAAGGCTCCCGAACTCGCCGGCGCGTGGACCGGCCCCAACGCCATGAACAAGCCCGAGTATGACGGCCGCGTGCGCGCCGTCGATCTCGCCCAGCTCGAGGCAGTCATCGCGCGCGAATTCGCCGCCTACAACGCCCGCGTGGATCGACGCGGCGCCATGCAACAGGGGCGGTCCTTCGACCAACTGTTCGACGAATCCTATGCAGCCGCGCAGGCGGTCATCCGCCGCCCGACCGAAGCGCAACGCCGTCTGTGGCTGCTCGCCACCGAGCCTGTGCGCGCCTCTTCGCGCAACGGCGAGATCACGCTCGATGCCGGCCGCGTGGTCGGCGAGCGCGTCGCCAACCGCTACTGGTCGCCGGTGATGACCGAACACGCCGGCCGCCAGGTGGTTGCGCGCTTCGACCCCGCGCGCCTGCACGAAGGCGTGCACGTCTACACCCTCGACGGCCGCCACATCGGCTTTGCCGAATGCGTGCAGGCCGCCGGCTTCAACGACGCCAACGCCGGCCGCGAACACAGCCGCGCGCGCCAAAGCTTCCTGCGCGCCACCAAGACCGCGGCCGAAGCCGAAGTGCGCATGAGCGTGCTCGACGTCGCCAAAGCCTACGCCACCGCAGGCCCCACCACCATTCCTGGGCCCGCGATGCCCGCCGGCAAAGTCGTGCGCGCCGCCTTCGGCGATCCGCTTGCGCGCCCGCAGCCCGAAGCCCGGCCGCTTGATGACAGCGACCGCGCCGCGCTGGACGCCCTTGATGCCGAGATCGCCGCCGTGCCCGCCAAGCGCGTCACGGCCATCGATGACCCCGAGTTCAACTACAAGCGCTGGAACGCGCTGCAGGGGCGCATCGGCAACGGCGAGCAGCTCACCGAAGAAGACAAGGAATGGCATCGCGCCTACCAGGGCAGCGACGAATGGAGCGCGATGGAAAAGCTGGCCGAGGATTTCCCGGATTTGAAGCAGGCTTGAAAAGCGGCGCCGCAGCTGCTGCAACAGCCCGGCGCCAGTTACTCACCACAGCAAGGAGCAGCGCATGAGCAACGTGACAAGTTTGGAAACTAAAACAGCAGCCGTCAACCCCGGCGGCCGATGGGCCGGTCTGCAGAACGTGATGATCTGCAGCCGCGCCCTGGAGCGCGCCATCAACCGCGAGCCGAATCTCCCCGGCATCGTCTCGTTCTCCGGGCCGTCCGGCTGGGGCAAGAGCATGGCGGCGAGCTACTGCGCCAACAAGTTCGACGGTTTCTACATCGAATGCCGGAGCTACTTCACCAAAAAGGCGTTTGTCGAATCCATCCTCAAAGAGATGGGCATCCGGCCCGCCAGCACCATCGCGCGGATGATGGACCAGTGCGCCGAACAGCTCGACCTCTCGCAGAGGCCGCTGATCATCGACGAATGCGACCACATCGTTGACCGCAACGCCATCGAGATCCTGCGCGACCTGCACGAAATGGCACGCACCACGATGCTGCTGATCGGTGAAGAACAGTTCCCGCGCAAGCTCCTCAAGCACGAGCGGTTTCACAACCGCGTCCTGGTGTGGGAACTGGCGCAACCCGCCAACATCGACGACAGCCGCAAGCTCGCCGCGTTCTACTGCCCCGGAATCGAAGTCGCACCGGACCTGCTCGACCGCGTGCGCGAAGTCAGCCGCGGCACCGCACGGCGCATCTGCGTCAACCTCGACATGGTGCGCGACCACTGCCACAAGCACGGCCTGAAGAAGATCGACCTCGAAGGCTGGGGCAAGCGTGCCCTCTACAGCGGTGAAGCGCCGCCGCGGAGGCCGCAATGAGCATCGCCGCCATGCCTGACATCTACCAGGCCATCATCGCCAAGCAGCACCTCGACGCCGAGCTGTGCAAGGTGCTGGCGTTCGTGGTGCCAGTGCCTGGCCACGAGCCGCAATCGATTGGCACACCCGCCCAACAATACATCGCAGCTCGGGTGAGCCTGGCACGCAAACACCTCGCGGAGTTCGAGCTGGCCCTGAAAGGAGTTGCTCGCGATGCGTAGACCAGCCCGCCTCGAACGCGCCGGCGCGCTCACCCCGCGCGATCGCATCTGGGCCGCGATCCGCGACTTCGGGCCGAATCACCTGTTCTCCGTCGCAGAGATCATGCTGCTCTCCGAACAGCGTGCCGACACCGTGCTGCCCTACATCAACAGCCTCGGGATCGCGGGCTACGTCGAGCCCGCAACCGAGCGGCCGACCAACCGCCCGCGGCGCGAGTTTCAGTGGTTCAGCCTCGTGCGCGATGTCGGCGTCGAAGCCCCGCGCCTCGACGCCAGCGGCAAGCCCGTCACCCAGGGCCGTGGCCGCGAGCAGATGTGGAAAGCCGTGCGCGCCACCAAGGGCGAGTTCGGCGCGCGTGAACTCGCCGTCGCCGCCTCCACCGACGAACACCAGGTCGCATGGGAGGAAGCGAAGATCTACGCCCGCGCCCTGGCCAACGCCGGATACCTCACCGTCACCCGCGAGAGCCGCGGCGGCAAGCACCAGGAGCGCCTGTTCCGCTTCAACAAATCCTGCAACACCGGACCGCGCGCGCCGATCATCACCCGCGACAAGGAAGTCATGGACGCCAACACCGGAGACATCGTGTTCACGCCAGCCAAAGAAGGCACCAAATGACCGCTGACGGATCGACAAACGCCGTCCTTGCCCAGGCATGCTGGGGTGCCGCGGCACCCGAATGGATCGTCGTGCTCGCCGACGCCTGCGACGGCAGCAGCCAGGCCGCCGTGTCGCGCCGCCTCGGCGTCTCCGGCGCGATGATCAACCAGGCGCTGCGCAACACCTACAGCGGCCGCATGGACAAGCTCGAACAGCGCGTGCGCGGCGAGCTGATGAACGAACGCGCGCAATGCCCGGTGCTGGGCGACATCACAAAGCGCCGCTGCATCGACGAACAGACCCGCCCGTATGCCGCCACCAACGCCGTGCGCGTCGAACTGCGCCGCGCGTGCCCTCGCTGTGTCAACCAGATCAGGAGAACCGCATGAGCATCCTCGACCCGCGTTTCAAATACATCCCTGCCGCAGCCACCGACATCCGCAAGACTTTTGCCCGCATCCGCCGCGAGCAGAAGCTGGAACAAGAGCGCCGCCGTGCACAAAGCGCCATGCCAGGCGCGCGCATTACCCGCATCGCCACCGGGAGCCGCTGATGGTTCACGCCTGCAGCGTCACCTGGAAGAACGCCGGCCGCAAGTACACCGCGCACGGCCTGTTTCGCCACGTCATCGACGCCGTGCTCTGGGTGCTGACCACCGCGCCGGGGTCCACCGCCATCGTCGCGCGCCCCTTGCGCGGCACACCAGGGAAAACACCATGACCAAAGTTGAGAAAATCCGCATCGCACTGGGCGCCCTCGACGCGGGCGACGACCTCGACTCCGCCGAGGTCACCGAAGTCAGCGGCATCAAGAACGCCGTCGTTCACCTGGCCTCGATGGTCAAGAGCGGCGAAGTCATTGCCAGCGGCGAAAGCGGCAGCATGCGCTACCGGCTGAACCCCGACTACAAGCCTGCGCGCCAGCGCAGGGCCGCAGAGCAGCTGCCGATCAAACGCCCGAAGAAGCACGCCAAGCCCGCGAAGCGGCATGCCACCGGCAAACGCCGCGCCGCGAGAACCACCTTCCGCAAGATTGCGCGCAAGCTCACCGAACAGCCCGCCCAGCCCGCGATCGCCACGCTGCTGCTCGACAACGCCATCGCCGCCGGCACGCACCTGGTGAGCACCGTCCAAGCGCAGGTCGAGGGCATTGATGACAACCCGGTGCTCGCCGCGGCGATCGATCAGGCGCAGCGCGCGCTGCAACTGCTGGCGGTCCGCCCGTGAAGATCCGCGGCCAGCCCATCTCGCCCTTCATGCACCGCGTCGCGCGCGCGATGCTGCGGCTGGAAGGCTGGCGCACGCCGACCACCATCGGCCGCGCCTGCGACGATTACCGCGAGCACGTCAGCACCGCGCTTTATGTGATGCGCCGGGCACGGCTGGTCGAACGCCGGCGCACCGGGCACCACGGCGGCTACGAATGGCGGCTCACCGAATCCGGCAATGCCTTCGCCATCAGCGCCGAGCCTGCAGAAGACAGCGGCACCCCACGCAAGCCCGAGCACGACCACCGCGCACTGTCGGCTGCGCTCGGCATGAACGCCACAGTCGTGCCCTCGGCTGGCCGGCTGCACCTGATGCGCTAACCGGAGAAGCCCGCGATGAACAGCAAAAGCGACGTTCTGCACACCCTGCAATCCCATGTCGGCGCGAACAACGGCGTCACCGCCGAGCAGCTCGGCAAGGCGCTCGGCATCAACAAGCGCACCGTGCGCACCCACGTCACCGAACTGCGGCTCGAAGGCATCGCCGTCTGCGGGCACCCGACCACCGGCTACTACATCGCCGCCACCGACGCCGACATTGAGGCCACCTGCAGCTTCCTGCGCTCGCGCGCGATGCACTCCCTGACCCTCGAATCACGCCTGCGCCGCGTGACGCTCCCCGAACTGCTGGGGCAGATGCGCCTGAAAACCTGACTTTTAAAAAGCGTCCGGCCCCGGCGGAAGACGCCGCGCCCGATGGCCGGAAACCCGAACGAAAGGCAACACGAACATGATCACCATGAAACTCATCGAACACAAAGCCATGAAGCTCGCCGAAGTGCGCGACGCGCTCGCCGCTGCACACATGGCCCACGAAGAAGAAGCCGCCGAGCTGGCCAAACGCCACCGTCCGCAAATACTCAAGCTGGCCGCCGAGTTCAAGGCCCGCGCCGAAGACATGCAGCAGGCCGTCGGGCAGGCGCAGGGGCTGTTCAGCAAGCCGCGCTCCGTCATCCTGCACGGCATCAAGGCCGGCTGGCAAAAGGGCAAGGGCAAGCTCGAATGGGAAGACGACGCGCGCGTCTGCAGGCTCATCCGGAAGAATCATCCGGACATGGTTGATCTGCTGATCAAGACCACCGAAACCCCCGTTAAAGGCGCGTTGAACGAACTGCCTGCCGCCGACCTGCGCCGCCTCGGCATAGAAGTCGAAGACACCGGCGACGTGCCGTTCGTCAAGCTCGCCGACACCGAGATCGCGAAGATGATCAAGGCGCTGTTGCGCGACCGGGGTGAGCAGTGAGCGGCCTCGGAACCATCGTCACCGCGTTCGCGGTGGCGTTTGCCGCCGGCGCGGGCCTCGTGTTGGGCCTGGTCGTCGGTGCCCAGTGGTTCGGACCGATCAGCGTGCACGTCAAGAACACAACCACCATCGAGCACCGCAGCCCGCCCGCGCCATGAACAAATACGCCGCCCACAGCAAAGCCCCGCCCGAGCCTGGCGCGCGCTACAGCGTGGTGCACGGCTGCCGCAACAAGCGCCGCTACCACAGCGAAGCGCTGGCCGAGGCGGTGGCCGATCGCGCCACCCGCCAGCGCGGGCTGGCGCTGCGCGTCTACCCGTGCCCGCTGTGCCAGGGCTGGCACATCACCAAACGGAGGACGTTTACATGACCCGCGAGATCTCCCTCGGCACCAAGATCAAGCAGCTCGGCGCGCTGGTCGGCACGAAAGATGTCAACGACTGGGAAGACGACTTCATCAGCTCTGTCGTCGGCTGGTCGAAGAATGGCGACGACACCCGCGGCATCACCGAAAAGCAGATCGCCGTCATCGAGCGCATTTATGAAAGGCACTTCTCATGACGCAGCGCAACCCACTGATTGTCCAGAATGGCCGCTGCGCGCCTGGTTGGCGCTGGCAGTGGCAGATCTTCGCGCCCGTCGGCGGCGCGATCCCCGGCGCCTGTGGCGAAACCCGCAGCGCGGCGATTGCCAGCCTGTTTCCGGACCCGAAGATCTGGCCCTACGCCCTCAACAACGGCTACAGCGCACGCGCCGTGCAGGTCGAGATCGAGAGGGCGGCGTGATGACGAGCACCATCCAGAAGGAATATGCCGCCGCGATGGCCGCGGCCCACGCTGGCAACCACGCCGCCGCCAACGCGCACTGGCGCTGCTACGTCGAACTGCTGCGCGCCTCGATGCACACGATTTCACCGCAAGCCGTGAGTGCGGAACAACCACGGCAGCCCGCGATGCCCACCGGCTCTGCAACCCTGACAGCCGGCGACTCTCCCTCCTCCGAGGGGGCAGGCGCGGGCACCCTTACCACTGACCAGGAGCGGCAACGATGAGACTGTACCTGACTTCACCCACGCCGCCCGAGAGCACCGTGCCAGCCATCCCGCCCGGCATGCCGGGCACGTCCGCCGCACTGGAGGCGCTGCGCGCCGGGGATCTCGAACGTCTCGACGAACTGGAACTCGCGTGGCTCAATGCCCTCGGGCCGAAGCCGTTGATCACCAGGGACATGCTCAGCGAGGAATGGCAATCAGGGCACCTGGAGCCCCTGGCATACGCTGTGTTGCGCGGCTATTTCGCAGACGGTCGCAGCGCGATTGAGTGGGTGATGGTTGAGCCGTGCAAGCGCTGCTGGCACCGGCCGACGATTCGCGCCCACTGCAAGACCTGCGGAGGCTGGGGCTACATGAATATGGAAGGTATCTGGCAATCGTTCTACTGCGACACCGACGCCAACGTCATCGGGAGCTACGCGTGATCGGCCCTGCGGGATTCATGGCAGCGCCCGCACATCAACAATCATGTGCCGAAGCATGGCAACGCGCTGAAGCGGAGTTGGAGTCTCCCTTCGGCGCTGTTGACCTGCGGTGCGATGATTACCGGGTTTCGCTGCGAGTCGCCAAGCTCTCGGCACGAAAATTCACTATCGCTCTGTATATCGATGGATGGTTCAAAGGCGAGTGGCTGTTCCGTGATTGTGAAGAGCGCCGGCGTTTCCTGCGGCCCGTAAAAGTTAGTCGCTACGGCGCGAGCCTGGTCAAAAAAATGACTAAAGTGATCGGGAAGCGAAGGGCTCAAAGCGAGTATGGGGAGAAGATCACGGTCTTCTACGCGAACTGGGATTCGTTTGGCGCCCTCAAAAGACATCTGCTGCGTAATAACGATTCCGTGGTCATCACTCGAATCGGAAGCCAGGACTTGACGCAATGATCACCGACCCCGACCGCCGCCGCCGCGACATGGCCGCGATTCACATCGCCAAGAAGCAGCTCGGGATGGACGACGGCACCTACCGCGACATGCTGTGGGCGGTGGCGCGCGTGCGCTCGGCAGCCGATCTGGACTACACCGGCCTGCAGCGCGTGCGCGAACACCTGGCGAAGTGCGGCTTCAAGTCCGGCAAGCCGGCGGCCGCCGGCCGCACGACAGACCCGCAGTGGGCATGGATCGACACCGCCAGCGAAGACCGCCGCGCGATGCTGCGCAAGCTGATGATGCTGTTGCGCAGCGATGCCCGCGGCCGCGCGTACGCGGACGGCATGGCCCGGCACATGTTTAACGTGGAACGTCTTGAGTTTTGCGCGCCCGATCAACTGCATGCGCTGATCGTCGCGCTGGTGAAGGACGTGCAGCGCAGGGCACGCAAGTCATGAGGGGCGATTACCCCGAGCTGCTGGAAGACCTCGCGGCACGCGCCGCTGCTCTGCTGCGCAGCGAAGGCATCGCCGAAGAACAGGCCCGCGCGATCGCCTTCAAGCTTGCCGAGTCGGTGCGCCAGAACTGGGGCGGGCAACTGATCTACGTGCCTGTCGGTACCGGCTATGACATCTCCGAGCGCGACCGCGAGATCTGGGACAAATTCACCGGCGACAACCACGAAGCACTCGCGCGCGAGTTTGAAGTCACCGTCGTCCACGTCTACCGCATCGTCAAGAAAATGGCGCATGCCGTACGCGCCCGCGACCAGCGCGACTTGTTCAATTCCGCCACAGTGGTATCCTCCGCAACGCCGCGAACCTGAACGCGCTCAAGTTTTAACCCGCGTTAAAAGAGTTCCCCCCGCAGTGTCGCCAACATGGGCGACATGTTTGCGGACCCCATCCTCCTGCAGAGCACCGCCGCGCGCCACGGGCTTGAGCCTGGGCTCGTCGCCGCCGTCATGCAGGTCGAATCCGGCGGCAACCCTTACGCCTGGAACCCCGAGCCGCATTACCGCTGGTTCTGGAACGTACGCAGTAACAAGCCGTTTCGCACGCTGACCCCGGCTGAAATAAACGGCCAGACCCCGCCGCGCGACTTCCCCACGCTGGCCGGCGACCCTGACCAGGAATGGTGGGCGCAGCAAGCCTCGTGGGGGCTGATGCAGGTCATGGGTGCCGTCGCGCGCGAGCTGGGCTACACCCGCAAATACCTCACCCAGCTCACCGACCCCGAAGACTCGCTCGAGTACGGCTGCCGCAAGCTCAACCAGCTGAAGGGCCGCTTCTTCGCCGGGCACGGCATCGAGGGCGTGATCGCGGCCTACAACGCCGGGTCGCCGCGGCGCACGGCCGGCGGCCAGTTCGTCAACCAGGGCTACGTGGACAAGGTGCTCAAAGCCTGGAGGGGCGCATGACCGCCGCCGTCACGGTGCTGTTTTTCGGGGCGTTCTTTTTTTACGTCTGGCGCAAGGGCCGTCGCCGCGACGATCTGCTGCTCGCGCTGGCATGCGTGATCGGCGCCGCGTTGCTGGCGTTGTCCACCGCAGCGTTCGCCGCTGACGCGCCGGCCGCGCCCGCGCCCGAACCGCCGCGCTATGCCCTGATCAAGCTTGAACTGCTGCAGGAAGCCGCAGCGCTGCTGCAGCAGCAGATGGACGAGATCGCCCGCCTGCGCCGGCTGCTCGCCGCAGCAAACCTTCCGAAGGAGTGCATCTAGCATGGAACACAAACCCTGGTGGCAGTCGCGTACGTTGTGGGTCAACGCCATCGCCGCCGCACTGATGGCGCTCGAAGCCTCGCTCAACCTGCTGCAGCCGCACCTGCCGGTGAGTATCTGGGTGGTGTTCGCCGTCGCGCTGCCGGTGGTCAACGCCGTGCTTCGCGCCATCACCACGCAGGCGCTGACGCTTAAATGATCCTCCCGCCGTCCATCGCCGCGTTTCTTGGCAAGTGGGGCCTGGCACTGGCCGGGCTCGCGGTCGCGCTGCTGGCCACGTTCTACGCCGGCAAGCTGCACGAGCGCAGCGGCTGGGAATCGCGCCGCGTCGAGCAGGTGCAGGCCGCGCGCGAAACCGAACGTGCAGGCGGAGAGATCGCCAACACCGCCGAAACGCAATACCAGGCCCATGCCGCACAGCAACTGGAGAAAGCCCATGCCGAACTCGAAACGCTGCGCGCCCAGCTCAAGCGCGTGCCTCGCTGCCCTGTGCCTCGTGACGTTGTCCGCCTGCTCGACGGTGAGCGAATGCCCGCAACTGCCGCCGCTCCCGCCGTCACTCGCGGCCCCGCCGAAAGCGTGGCTGCCGCTGCCGCCGAGCCCGCCGTCGAATGCACCGCCGTCATCGAACACTGCGCCGTAAACCGGGCCACGGTGTGCGAGCCCAACGCGCTGCAGGTGCGCGCGCTGCAGCAGTTCTATGACGACGTGCGCCGCCGCTACAACACGCAACCCTGAACGGAGATTAAACGCGATGAAATCCATCATTAAACATCTGAAGCACCTGGCGATCGCCGCCGTGCTGGCGTTTGCCGCGCTCGCCGCGCACGCCGGGCCGCTGACCGATTACCTCGAAAACAAGGTCATCGACCACCTGTTCCGCGGCACCGCCTACACCGCGCCGGCATCGCTCCATGTTTCGCTGCACACCGCTGCGTGTTCGGATTCTTCGACCGGCACCGAGGTTTCCGGCGGCAGCTACGCGCGCGTGTCGGTCACCTCCAACGGCACCAACTGGGCCAACACACAAGTGTCGGGCACCGGCGTCTCCACCGGCACCTCGGGCACCACCAGCAACAACGGCGCGATCACTTTTCCAGCGCCCACCGCCAACTGGGGATCGATCACCCACTTCGGCATCTTCGACGCCTCGAGCG